AGCTTCTTCGGGTTCCATCTCAGCCTTGATCTGCTGGGCGTGGAACCTGATGGACTGCTCGGCTTCCTGCTGGGCCAAGATCAGACGAACAATCTCTGCTCGTAGTTCACCTATCCGGCCTGCCCTGATCTTCGCGTCTTCGCTCAGGTCTTCTTCTGTGTATTCAATATCGTCGATGGTGATCATTCGATTCTCCTAGTCTTTCATTAGTACGGCTTCCACGAAAACCGCAGCCTCGTTGGTGCTGCTGCTGGATTTTGCTTGGAATTCAAAGTCAGTCTTTTCCGCTATCTTGAACGGCACTTGACGATCATAGCTTACCTGACTGACTGCAAATGTCGCCTCTGCAACGTGCAGCACTCTCCCTGTGTGGGTGACTAGCTTGTTTCTCACTGCTAGGTACTTGTTGCCATTCGTTGTCGCACTGTTGAAGTCTATTCGGAAAATGTAAAGCGAGTGCCCAGCGGGTACGGTGTAGATGCAAGCCTGCGTGGTTCCGATGCTGGTGCCGATGAAAGCGTAGGTGGTGCCGCCATTGCTTATGGAGATATCACCTGCGTTCTGTCCACTGAGGATGATCGCCGAGTTTATTCTGAGAAAGCTGGCAGATGTTGTGACCGCTGACGTACCTGTGAGGGTAACTGTCTCGCTGATCTCGTTGTAGCTTGCGTCAAGACCGCTCACCAGAACGTCCATCGTGTCGCTTGTACTGGTTGAAACCAAGTCCATCGCAACAGCAGAGGAAGGGAATGCGTATGTGACGCTGTCATTCCACAAAGTCTCAAACGATGTTCCGATTGCGGTGTTGAAGCCAAAGATATTGACCGCCCTTTGATCCCACATTTTGCCTTGTGCAACGTCAAACAGAAGGTGTGGAGTGGGTCGCTGTTGGTGATACTGATACATGTTTTGTCCTCAGATGTTGTAGGCCAGCCAGACCGCAAGCAAGATCCCGATAACCATGATTAAGATGTAGCCCACCAGATCACCAATCCGATTGCTATGGGCACCAGACCAAGAACGATGGCGATGGCTATTAGGATCTCGATCATCTGCTTGCGCTGTTTACGCTTGAGCGCCTCTTGCCGCTTGATTTCTTCCTGCCGCGCCTTTCTCGCATCGGCCATCTTTTGCAGCATATCGGACCAAAGATCCATTCTGTTAGTGGCTAAAAATACCGATTTTATGTTCTCACGCGATTGGCGAACCATCTCCTCGGCCATGACCGCTTTGGCAGCTTCAGCCTCGCTCATGAATCTGGTTTGGTTCTTGGCACGTTGCAGATCATATTCTGCACTTCCCATTCTTCCGATAAAGACACCAAGCGATTCGATGTTGTTAGCCGCTCCCGCAGCCATTTCTAAGGCTTTGCAGGCAGTGGTTACCGCTGCAACAGCCTCCAGAATCATTGGATTGCCACGAACAACGGAATCAGAATGGAAGAGATGATGAGCAGGTAAAGGCCGACCATGAGGTTGTCTAGCCGGTCGAATCGCTTCTCGCCCTGCTCCAACCTGCGTTCAATCTCGCGGTAGCGGATCTCGCATTTCTCCTCGTGCGTTGTCAGCCTTTCATCTGGTGTCATTACCAAGGTACTCCATCAGCAGTGGCGGGGGTGATCTGCCCGTCTATTTGAGCTTGCAGGCTATCTTCCACGTTGGTCTGCCAGTTCTCACTCTGACCCCACACCCAGCCTAGAACGTCTGACTCGGTCAAATCGTCGTAAGCAATGTAGCCTTCCGCAGACGGGTCTGGCGTGAAGCCTTCTGTTCCATATGACGTGGCGTGAAAGGTGATAGCGTCATCACCAGAGCCTTGTGTTTGCTCTGCGTTGCAGCGCCAGTGAGCCACAATGACCCCACCCGCTAGGTCGCCAAGTAGGTCGCGTTCAAGGGTTGAGATCGTCCAGTTGAATGTAGCCATCAGTTATTCTCCAGTGTTTGTACTTTCGCCTCTAGGGTTTCAATGCGTTCCATTGCTTCTTGCAGTGCGCCAAACGCTTTTTTCAGAAGCACTGACTCTTTTACACTTCGTATTCCGTCTTCAAATCTTTCACTTTCAACGGTCTTAACAACGCCACCCATCTCTGCTTCTTCAAGCTCTTGTGCGATCCATCCCAGTTGGCGGTTTTCGCAGTTTTCTTTATCAAAGTTATATAATTTAGCTGCTTTAACGTCGTCCCATTGAGACTTAGCAGGTTCAATGTTTGATTTAATCCTAATGTCGGATAAAGTACCGTAAGAGCCGTTAGTGTTTTCAATATCTCCGTCGTTATAAATAGAACAATGAACTGTTGCTGTAGACGCTACATTTGAATACACCCTAAAAGCTGTGTTACCTGTGGCTGAACTATTGCGATATGTCTCCATGCCGCTATTGTGTTTGAAAGAATGTCCTGCTCCAGTTGAACTTGTAACCCCCACCAGCAAGGTGCCGCTGGAAAGACGCATACCTTCCGAGCCATTCGGCCCCGCACCAAATATCAAGTTGTTACTTGAGTCCATCTCAACCCTTGCGTAGTAACTGTTGCCGGGGTATTGGAAACGCACCTTTGAAGACAGGTAGAGGTCTTTGAAGCGTCCTGCACTAAAGCCTAAATCTACAGCAGCGTCTGTATAAGATGTCCCGCCTGAAGTTGGGAGAAGAGCGCCTCCCCCGGTTGATGAGCCGGTAAGTCCAGTGCTTCCTAAATCTATGTACAATTCAGAACTGGTTCTAGCACCAATAGCGCCTACAATTGAGCCATTGCGCGTAAATCGTGTTATCTCACCATCGTCGGTTCTACCAAAAATGCTAGCCACACCGCCATTGCGGTAAGACAAAATAGCTCCAGCGGGCTGCATCTCAATGCCAGTGACGTAGTCACCAGTAGTCGATTTCCCCACCAGCACGTTACCTGATGAGTCTATGCGCATACGTTCTGTGCCAGAAGTATGAAAGTTCATTGGCTTTGCGCCAGTCCCATATAAGCTGTTTGAAAGGTTGCCAGATGTCATTGACAAGGTTCCAGAAACACTCGCATCACTTCGGTCTACGCGAACAGAGGCTGTTCCTCCGCTATTCTGAACGTGGACAACGTTTCCACCTACTGCACCCGCACTAGGCGAAGTAGTACCAATACCCACGAGGCCCGCGCTCGTGATGCGCATGCGTTCTGTCGTATTAGTGGTAGCTCCACCATCTCCACCTGTTCTAATAGCAAATGCACCATCAATACTTCTAATTTGAGTGGAGCCAACGCTATCAATAAAAGGTATTAATACGGTGCTGTCTGTTGATTGAAATGTAGCAACTGTGTTTGCAGTTCCAGAATTGACAGTCAAAGCACCAGCAGTCACTGTGCCAGTAAACGTAGGTGATGCCAGAGGTGCCTTGGTGTCTATCTGTGTCTGAATGGCTGATGTCACGCCGTCAACGTAGTTCAGTTCAGCAGTGGTAGCTGTAACGCCGTCAAGGATATTCAGTTCAGCGGCGGTAGAAGTAACACCGTCGAGTATGTTTAACTCAGCGCCCGTCGCAGTGATAGCTGTAGAACCCAGAGTGAGTGTGGTAATCGTCAATGCGCTAACCGTGTTACCCGTGAGCGCAGCGTTCAAGCTGGTGTCTGACACGTTGTTGAGATCCGCTCTCGCCATCTCGAACCCACCTGCTGTGGAACCGTCGTTGACGTGTACCGAGTCGTTGGTCGTGTTTACGACTATCTCGCCCTCTGCCCCCGTGAATGCGGCTACCTGTGTGCTGGTGCCACGTCTGATCTGTAATTGAGTAGCCATTTATGTCTCCAGTGTGGGCCAGTCTGTGTCGTTCAGATTGGGCCAGTTCGCGTGTGATGTTATGTCCCGCAGAGCTTGCCGGTAGGCACGATATTGTACCTGTCTTTCGTCGGTGAGCGGTGAGTCTGCTGCCTGCGTCCAATCGGTACCCATGAGCATTTGGTCACGCTTTGAGCGCACCAGCCCTTCCACTTCATAGGCTTGAGCTTTGCTCGACACCACACCGTCTATGATGTGCTGTGTCGTGTCATCTGCCTTGCCCTCAATGACGCTCTCACCCTCTCCCGCTTGAGATGTGAAGTCTGCATCTTGGCACCTGCCGGTACGCAGGATCTCGCCTGCGCTGTTGTAGACCACGAAATTCTTCATCGCTTCAACTCGATAATGGTTATGCCCCTGTTGAATAGGGTGAATACCCCTGTCTTGGCGTTAACACTGATTGTCCTACTGCCTGCACTGGGCGAGTGTGTGAACGAGAATCCAATCTGCCCTGTAACCCCATTCGTATAAGTGCGAGAGGGGATGTTGTGAATGAGTGTGCTACCGTCAAAAACATCGAACCCAATAGTGTACGTTCCGCCAATACCGCCGCCCACAAAGCCCAGATTCACCATAATGTAGGCGTCTGTTCCTGCTGAGGTGTACGTCACCGACTGAACTTGTGTGCTACCGCCCGTCGTTGTGATGCCACCAGCAGTGTAAGCGTTAGCTGTCAGACTCACTGCGTGAGTAGCGATCTGAGTTGTATCCACCCCGCCCGACTTAATAATCAGGCTGGAGCCACTTCTCGACAACGTGATGCCGTCGATGTTGATTCTGTTGGCGTTTACTGTGCCCGTCGTGATCACGCCGCCAGAGATGCTGGTGACGTTACCATTGACCTGACCGCCGTTGATGAAACCGCTGTTGTTAGTCAGATTGGATATGTTTGACCCGTTAACAACGATGCCACCGGCGCTGATGATTCCAGACACGTCCAAGCGAGCGGTGGGTACTGTTCCCGAAGACACATTGGAGCCGTTGATGTTCGAGATC